TTCAAGGGTAAACAATATCCCAATATCTGAACTTGAACGCTTTATTAGGCCAATTCAAACACAGATTGTAAGTCAAACTATTCTTGGGCTTACCGGAGCAGGAATAGATTCTCAGTTTATTCAACCAATCAAAAATGCGATCTTTGCCAATGTAGCATCCGAGGCAAGAATCATCGAATTAGAAAGGACACTCAGGGAACTGATAATTTCAAGTACGATTGATTCAAGACTAAAGAAATATGTTAGCCTTGTAGCAAGAGACTCTATAAACCAATTCGACGGACAAATAAATAGCTTTATAGCCAAAAAGTACAATTTAAACGCATACAGATATGTTGGATCCTTGATTGTAGATTCAAGGCCTCAATGTGTTAGGTGGAAGAAAATGTCCGTGATTCCCAATTTCCAATTGAAGAATGAGATTGCTTGGGCTGCAAAATATGGAACAGGTTTAATACCTGGGACTACTCCTGATACTTTTGCTGTTTACCGGGGAGGATACAATTGTCGGCATAGCGCGATACCGTTCAAGCTGACCGATGATCAACTAAAGTTATTCAAATAATTAGTATATTTGTAAAAAATAAAAAAATGAATAAGATTAAGGTTTTAAACGTGAAAACGGGAAAGGTCAGCATCATGACCAAGTTTGCCGTTGACCAACTGAAGAAAGGTGGTCATTTTAAGAATTTTGAAGTTTTGAGCGATGCAGCTAAAGCCCCTGCCCAACCTAAACCCGTTGTAAATGAAGAAGTAGTTGAAGATGCTTATGTAGATACTGAAGAATCTTCTTCTGAAGAAGGAGAGACCAAGCGTACATACCGTAAACGTAAATAAACAACAACATGAAAAATATTGAAGCATTCTTAAAGAAAATTGGAGTTCCGTCATCTACGATTTCCAAGCTATCTTCAGATGATGAAATTGACATTGATTCATTTGCCTCACAGTTTAAGTCATCAATAACCGATGTACTTTCAAATGATCCTAATTTTATTCAGCCTATCAAGGATGAAATTAAGGGCACTGAGCTTTCTAAGATTGAACATAAAATCAAAAAGACATTCAATCTGAATCCTGATGAAATCAAAGACAAAAAGTTTGATGAGATTATTTCCATTGCCTTTGAAAAAAGCAAAAGTCTTGGAAGTAGTGGATCAGATGAGTTGCAGAACAAACTTATTGATCTTACAAAGGAGAACAAACGTCTTTTGGAAGAAATTATACCTCAGAAAGAAGCAGAGGCCGTAAACACTATTAAATCCTACAAAAAGGCCAATGCGCTTCGCAATACCCTTTCAAAAAAGGATCTGATTGTAAAGCCTGATGCAATCTTACCTGCGATAGAATCCTATTTGAATTCTCAATTTGAATACGATGTTCTTGATAGCGGGGATATTGAAGTAAAAACCAAAAGTGGACTCAAGCCGTTAAATAATGATGGAACAAAAGCATTAACATTTGACGAATTGATAGATTCTCACTTATCTTCGCTTCAGGTTATTAAGCAGTCTAATGGAGGACAGGTTGTTACAAACAATCAGCAACCTAAGCAGACAGCTACGCCGGGAGAGGCACCTAAATTTAACCTTCCCCACTTGCAAAAAGCACAAGCTAACGCTGAAAGTCTTGCTGCAATGAAGGTGTTTGGTAAAGAATAAAACGGAGCGGAGGCTCATTCACTCACCTGGGTTCGTACACCATAGTACAATTCGGGGCTAAGATTCAGCCCATTCAATTGAATTATTATTCTCTTGGATGGGCTTTTTTTATTACCCCAAAAAAACAAATTTTAATTTTTAAAAAACAAAAAAATGGCTTTTACTCAAGGTTTATGTCAAAACCTGCAAGTCAACCTAAATGATGTTGCAGGAAACAATGCGCCACAGCTCAAGCGTGACCGCGTTGGTTATTTAGATGCGATTGTATCGCAAGAAAACACTGCGGGAGTTGAATTGCTTCCGATTCCTACTAATGGAAAGTACCGTAAGGTTCAAGTGAACTACGCTCAGCGTGGTATTGAAGCTGATGTTGCTCTTACTTGTACTAACAACTGCTCATGGGAAACTGAGGTTGAACCAAAAGAAGCTATCGTTGAGGTAGACAATTGCTTGGAGACCGCTTTGCTTTTCCAAGAAGACGAAATGCGCAAACTTTGTGAATCTGATTCACTTTGGGTATCTCAGACCATCATGGGTCAGATGAATGCTATCAACGTGGCTCTTGACAAACAAATGCTCGCACTTCAAGCTACTAACTTCGGTAACTTCGCTGATGGTACTACTTTGAAAAGCGTAAAGTTGTTTGAAGATACGACAAATGCTTCTCGCGCTATTGCAACTGCTCAAATCCGTCATCAGTACGATTTGGTTGGTTCAAGCGGTGCTCCAATGATGATTGGTGGTGGTAACTTGGATTTGTTCGCTAAAGTGAATCAAATCGCTTGTTGCAACTCTACCACAGGTACTGACATGTCTCGTTGGACTGATTACATGTACTTCAATGACCGTTTCGCTGAGTCTGTACTTGGTGCAGGAAACTTCGCTGTACTTGCTCCAGGTGCTGTTCAGTTGATTACTTGGAATCGTTATGCAGGTGAGTATGCTAAGCGCAATGATGTGTTTGAACACGGTACTATCACCGATCCATTCACAGGTTTGACTTACGATTTGAAAGTACACTACGATGACTGTGCTGACCGTTGGATTATCAAGTTGCAGTTGCATTGGGCTATGTTCTTTTTGCCAACTAATGCGTTTGCTGCAAACGACACTAACGAAGGCGTAAACTACACGTTCAACTTTGAAGATTGCTCAACAATCGTTGGTTGCGAACCATAATTTGTTAAACTCTAAAATAAATTAAATAAAATGGCACTTTGTCCCTCTACGTGCGCTCCTGCGCTCCCGCCATCCATAACAGGTGGCTGTGGTATTACTACCCGATCAGGTGGTATTTCTAAGTTTGCTTTTGTGAAATGCGACTACACATTTACCGACATTGACAGTCGTGCTGAATGGGAAGCCGCAGTTGAATCAGGCGATGTTGTATTTACAGGACTTCTTCTTGCTCAAAAGCCAAAGGGTACATTCACTAAGAAGCGTATTTCTTCTTGCGCCCCTGAACAATTAGTGGGCAAGGAGAATCAAATTACTTTCCAAGATTTCAATAGTGATACTGTAGATTGTAAGGATATTGAGTTTTGGAATACTCTTGTTACTGCTTCTTCTTCTTATCAATTTGGATATTACACTTGTGATGGTTATTTTTACGGCCTGGTTCCCGAATTCTCTCTTGAAGTTGATCAGGTAATCGAAGATAACTCTACAGGTAACATCTTCTTTGACGGAACAATTTCATGGCTCGACCTAAACATGCTTTGTGGTGTTTCTGTCGATCTGAATGGATTGTAATTTGTTTTTTTTATAGTGTTAAGTTTAAGTGTTTAAAGGGGGTGTAACAGCCCCCTTTTTTTATATCTTTGAAAAAAAAGACTATGGCTCTTTCTTTTAGTAATTGTTTGACTCCGCGTCCAGGAGTAAACCAAATGTATGGTGATTGTTGCTGTGATATTCAATGCACGGTAACAACAGATATACCCGTTTCAATTGAAGATATTATTTCATTTTTTACAATGGAGTCTTTTTACTTTTCAAGCCCTCCAAAAGCATATATAAATGGCGTTTTTCAAACATTTCCATTTTTTCTTGGTCCCAATGAGTCTTTTTCATTGGAAATGGAAATTTGTGCTGCAAGTGTGGGAAATTTAGATACGTTGGATTTTAATTTTTTGATGGGTGGAGCAGGTTCTCAGAAATTTGAATTTGACTTTCAATCTATTGATTTATCTACAAGCGTATCACCATCTTCTTTTTCATTTGGAAATACACTTGTAGGCTCGACAAAGACACTTGGATTTCAGATTCAAAACCCTACCACGTGGTGTTGCTATGGATACACTATTACAACTTCATGCGGAGATTTAGTTATTACACCTGATATATCAAATACGCTTTGTCCAGGTGATAAACAAAGTGATTTTAAAGTAGATTGGACTCCTGCCGCTGTTGGGCCATTAGATTGCACAATAACGGTAACAACTGATTGTCAAACCTATGATTTTCCTGTATCGGGCAATGCAATCAACCCTCCAAGCGGAGGTGGAACTCCAAACGGACAAAAGAATAAAGTTGATCAAACCACAAGAGTTGAGGCTTGTTCACCACGCTCAGCAAACAATCGCTGTCAAACAGCTCAAACAATTAAGTCAGCGATTAGAACTAACGCAAGAAGATTTGGTAAACGATAAAAAACAACAACATGATTGAATTTGAAGATAAACTTGACGGTGTAAACAGCAATGTAAATAAGGCTGTTAGAATGTTTTGGATGAATATGAGTCCAAATACTATTCAGATCCTTGCCGGAAAATGTACTGATGAACAGGCTAAATGTATCACTATTTTAGGTGGAACCTTAAAAGAAGTAAATGAAGCAAGATCATACTGCGGTCTGTATCCAATTGAAATGAAGACGAATAGAAAGATTGCAAAACCCAAGTATGGCGAAATCCTTAAAAAAGGTGATGGGGCTTTATTCGTTGTTAGATCCAATGGATTTAGACACAAAATGAATCCTAAAATAAAAACAATTCTTGATTTTGTAGTTGAGCAGGTTCCAGGTATTACTTATGACTTTGTAAGCAATGAACGTCACGACACTTTCTTTTTCTACGTAAAGAAGAAAAAAGGAGAATCGTTGGATGAACAAATAATAGAAGAACAGCCTGAAACTAATGAAGGAGCTTAAATATCTCATAATCCATTGTACTGCTACCCGTGAAGGGCAGAGTATTGGAGCTGAACATGTAAAGGCATGGCATACAACAGCACCCCCGGCAGGTAGGGGTTGGAGTAAGGTTGGATATTCCGACCTTATTTTATTAGATGGAGATAGGCATCAGTTTGTGATCCATGATGGTGATAAATTCGTTGAATCAAATGAGATTACCAACGGTGTTAAAGGCATGAATAGCATTTCGCGTCATGTTTGCTACATTGGAGGACTTGATTCAAGTGGAAAGAAACCTAAAAACACCTTGTCAAATGAGCAGAGTCAAACACTTGAGGCCATTATCCGCGAGGTTATTGCTTATAAGCCTGATGTTTTGATTGGAGGACATAATCAATTCGATAATAAGGCTTGTCCATCGTTCTTTGTGCCAACGTACCTGAGAATGATAGGCATTCCTGAGAAAAATATTTACACTAAAGACCCTTTCGGATATGGTACCAAGTTGTCTTGATAATTTTATTGGCGTCAAGTGCCTTTCTGCTAATCCCAAAAGTGGATTATGGATAAACGACCTTGAAGGAATAAATATTCGCATGGCAGCTGATATTGCTGATAGCGGATATATGAGTGGTTTACAATTGCTTGAAAAGAAGATTGAATTCGCTACAGAACTTGTTATGCAAGAACTAAGTGGGTTTTTACTTCCATACTTCAGAATAAATAGCACAATAGATGAGATGTTAGTTGGTGATTTCAACTCAAACTATCTTGCTCCATCACCCACTGATAAAGGTATAAAAGCAATAGTTAAGAATACTCGCATGATGCGGGTTTTTGTTGGTGAAGTTAAAATCAGAATCCAACAGGCTAATATTACTCATTCTTTTGAGATTATAGACGGCCTTAACTCTACTTCTTTTAGTTTCGATACAGATGCTAACGGAGAAGCAAGTGTTTTTGCCAATTACATCTCATCAAATCGCGAGATTTACATTGTGATGGACAATACAGCAATCAATCCTGCTGATACGGATGTAAAATCAGGTTGTAGCTGTTCTTCCAAGTCTTCCCAGTTCATGCTTGTAAATGGATGGAATGGATCCGGTGTTGGAAATAATTCTTATGGAATCAAGGCTCAATTGACTGCTGAGTGCAAAATTGACGAGCTGATGTGTATCATATCACAGCATCTTCGATTCCCTATTCTATACAAAAGCGGAATTGAAATTGTAAAAGAGGCAAAAGCAACTGATAGACTAAATTCCGTGACCTTATTGGATGATGAAAAGATGGACTTTTTATACAATGAGTTCAAAGAGGAGTATGATAAACACATAAAAATCATAATAAACCAACTTCCTGAACTGTTTAAACGTATAGATGATATTTGTGTGATTTGCAATCAATCACGATATGTTTATGGAAACCCTTAAAAATAAAGAATATGAATCAGAATATTAAAGCATGCGGAGCATGTGGAAAGCCATCCCGTCCTGCTGCCCGTCCTGCTGCATCACGACCAAGACCAAGACCAACATCACGACCAAAGTAGGAACATTTTTGAAACTAAGGGCGTATATACCACCAACATTGCAATACGAGTTGAAAGCAATTGCAATAGAAGTTTTATGCCTGAATTTCAAAAAGCACATACTATTGATAACAGTTTTAGGTGGATTCTCTATTGGTGCTATTGTAGGATTTGTGGAGGACTTCATATTCTCCCCGGCAGCATCATTATTCGCCTTACTTGCATTGATAGCGGCAGATCATATAGCGGGATTAGTTGTAGCTTGGAGAAGGGGAAGTTTTGATACAAGAAAAGCAGTTTCTATCTTTTGGAAATTACTTTCTCATATCGGCCTTCTGATGTTTGCGAACAATCTTGCCAAAGGAAGTATTTTCATAGCTTGGCTTAATGAGGGCATATTTGTGCCTATTGTACTTGTTAATATGCTATCCCTGATAAAAAACCTTTCACTACTTGGATATATCAAGAAAGATTTTGCTCATTGGATAAACAAAAAAGTTGATACATACAAAAATGAATCATTACAAGCTAATAATACCGATAGCGGCAACAGTTCTGCTCAATAGCTGCATAACTGCCGAAAGATGCAATGAACGTTTCCCCGTTGAAAGGGAAATTAAGACCTATTACAAGGATACAGTCATAGTCACTGAGACCAGGACTTTTGACACCCTTGTTCAGTACAAAAGGCTCGACACCCTAATTATCCATGATCATCAGACAGACATCAGGACGGAACTTATGTTTCTTCCCGGTGACTCTATTTTCGTAGAAACTACCTGCCCACCTGATACTGTTCGCGTTGAAAAGGTTCTTGAAATCATCAAGGAAAAGGCAATTCAGCAGGTAGATGAGACAAAAAATGCTATCAGATGGATAGCGATCTTCTGTTTTGCCTTATTTTTAGCAATAGCATCAGTAGCATACTTGATTAAAACCATCAGAAACAAATGACGATCACTGAGTTCAATAATCTACTTCGCAGAACCAATCGGCTTTTGGCTTCACCTGAAACCAAGGTTCTTTTAAAAGCTACAAAGGAATTAGAACTTGACATAAAGGATAGGATTTTCATTCAGGGTAAAGATGCTGAGGAAGTTAAAATAGGTAATTACAAAAGCAAGTCTTGGATCAGAAAAAGGATTAAAAGGAATCGTCAAGTTGGATTTGTAGACTTGAAGTATACTGGGAATCTTAGTGCTTCCATAAAAACAAAGAAGAAGGAAAAGTCAGTAGTTATTGAAACCGACAATCCTGTAGGTAAATATCAAGAACAAAGAAGAAAAAAGGATATTTTTGCAGCTACAGAGAACGAGGTAGATGACTTAACTGTGTATGTAGAGATCCTATTTGATCAAGAATTAGATAAAATATTCAGTTGATGAAAGACATTATAGAATCATTGGCAGATAATCTTATGCATTCAATTCCTGAATTTAAACGGGGCATTGCCATTGCACGATTGGATGAGGAGGGCAGAGTTCTTTTACAGGAAAAGACGAGCAATGAGTTTAGTTATGCAGGATTGAATGATTACGATGATAATTACTTCTATATCCGTCATAGGGAGACTGGGGTGATCAATTATGGTGAATCCTCAGCTAAAAAGTTTACCGGAGCGCAGAACTTCTTCAGGGTAGAATACCAAATGAGAATTGTTGCCTGCATGAAGAACGCTTGCCCATATAATTTTGAGGAAAAGATTCGTTTTGTTCTTATGAATTCTTCACTACCATCATCTGCTGCCTTTGCCAATGTTTCACTTGTTCCTATTGAGTCTCAGATTGATTCTATTCAGGTGCTGAAGGATGAGTCTAAAAAGGCCAAAACCTTTGATAAAAACCTAATCTTCATTTCCCACGACTTCAATATTGTTGGTGATAGAGACTTTGCGTTGGAATTTTATTGTGAAAATCCGTGTTACAATGCTTTTTGCTAATTAACTTTGTATAAAACAAGAAACAATGAATTGTGGATGTAGTAAAAATATAGGTTGTTTTGTTACAGGAGATGACATTGATTTTGGCATTATCGCTCCTTTTGATGGGGCGTATATATTCCACATAACAACTATCAATGGCTATTACAACGAGCAGGTTGTTTTTGATGCAGGAGACCCGATCATCTTTCCTTTTACATTTAATGAAAATAGCTCTACAACGATAAAAATTCAAGCTCCATCCGTAAGTCCAATACCTTATTTGACAAGCAATGATGGTGCTTGCTGTTTTGAGGTTAGTGGTGTTATTCCAATCTGCTAATATGAAAAAGTCAGAATTTGTACTCGGAATGCTGATGGGCATGGCTATTTCAGTCTTGGCCTCTATGTTTATTTTGCATAATCCAATATTTCAAGAAATTTCTTTTGTTGTTTTATGCTCAGTTGCGGCAGCAATAGTCACAATCTTTATTGATTACCTGATTGCACCTAAGCAGATATTTGGCTTTTGGCAGAATGTACTGAAAAAAATAAGCGAGAGCCCGTATAAGACTCTCGCTAAACCTCTTGGAACATGTATCTACTGTATGAATGTCTATGTCTTGTTTGCCTGTTACTTGTTACTTTGGTTCAAGATGGATATTTCCTGGTGGTACTTCATACCTGCTGCCGGGTTATCTCATATATCCTTGGCATTGATAGACAAAAATATCAATTCATAGATCAGAATATCTCCATTTGATTGGCCGCATATTTTCTGAAGCGAGCAATTTCAAGATGTTTTTCTGCTTTTTCCCGAATAGTTCTGATTGAGGCCTCACGTTGTCTTAGGCTAATAATCCAATTTTCAATATCCTTTATGTCTTCTGAGCAGATGTATCCATTGCTCGTGGCAATAATGTTAGGTATTCTATACATTCTCAGATACTGAATGATCTTTCTTACCCTTGCATCACTAAGTGACTTGCCCATTTGATGATACACAAGGGCTGATATGTCATTGTTTTTAAGCATTCCCTTTCTGCCGGGATTGCTGTTAAACCAATCAAAAACGATTTCAGAGGCCTGTGTTTCAAAATCGTTTAGTTCTACTGTAATTTGTTCAAATCCTTTAAGCATTTTCTTTAGTGTTTATTTGATTATAGTTTTGATTGAAATATTCTGTGGATGTTCTTTTTATTTCTTTAATCCGATCTTCGCTTCCTTCTACATAAGCAAGTCTGATTTGTTGTTGTTCATGTTCTAAAAGTGCTTCAGCTTCATCAATAGCCACCTTAAAGATTACCTTCATGGTCGGTGCTTGACAAACTTCTTGAGCATCTTTTATCCTTAGGATAAATTGTTGCATTGCTGTTCTCATTTTTATAATTGTTTTAATATTCTAAATAAGTATTAACTGCATTTCTAAAATCATCAAAGGATCGGCACACTTTTACGCAATACCCTGAAAATTCAAGTTGAGCGTTACAGGCTATTTGATTTTCTGATAGCTTTCCTTTCGGTGTCTTCATCTCAATGAAAAGACCGTGATAACCACCCGATGGCATACAGATAATTAAGTCGGGTATCCCAAGCATTGCTCCTTCTCTTTTTAGGATGTTCCATCTTTTAGCCCTTTGAACAGGGGTTCCACCTAAGAAGGCTCCATTTGGGAAAGAAGCAATAACGGTAGTAGGAAAGTTGTACTTAAACCATTCTACACACTTTTGTTGGATATTGCTTTCCTCGTGCTTCACTTCTTCTTGAAATATTTGTTTTGGATAGTGATTGTCTTTCCTATCTGACTACCCTTTTTCCAATTGATTTCATTAATCTTTTGCTTAGCTGTTTTAGGTTCACCATGACGAGCAAGGAATGACTTTACCTGAGCTTTGCTTTTACCACCTTGGGTTCCCCATTTACCCCTTTGAGTATCTTGTCCTCCCTGTATTGTTCGAGTTTTACCTTCTACATTACATTCAGCTTTCCAGGCCTTGCCTTTAGCTGTTGCTTTCGTTATTTTACATTTAGCCATCTTATTCTATAAAGTATTTTACATCTATACCATAAAAATCGGCTAATTTTTTCAATAATTCAACATCTACTTTTTTTCTTTTACCGGTCTCAAGTTTAGAGTAGTCAGGTTGTCTCATCTTTAAGTGAGCTGCCACTATGTTTTGCTTATAATGGTTTTGCATTCTCAGCTCTCTCATTTTATCAGTTATCGCGCTCATTTGATTGGTTTTTTATGAATGTTCCATTTACCGTCTTACCCTTTCGGTTTTTAATTTCGGAATATGCCGTAAAGATGGATGAATTGTAGTTGATTTTTAGCTGAGCCGCAAGGATAATAAGAACTATTTGAATGTCACCAATTGCATCTTTCTGCAAGTCCTTTTCTTCTTTTAGGATTGCACTGCACAATTCACCCACTTCTTCCATCAGCTTTATCGTCTGTGGTCTGATGTTTTCATCATCAACCAGGTTGCGCTCATTTGCCCAAGCAATGATCTTCTTTTGAATATCATTTTGATACAGACTTATCTCAAGTCCATCTTCATCACCATCATCTACAAAATCATAAATCTTTGTTTTGATTTCCTCGGCCGTAGCTATTGCGGCTGAGTATATGTCTATCCCGGTAGGATCATATTTCATCCGATCCTTCATTTCTGTAGACTTAGCATCAATGAATGCAAGTATCTTATTTATCATCTTTGTTTGGTTTTTTATCCCTTGAGGCTAAAATCATCAAGGTTTTGCTTATGGTTAATATGATTATTGATAGAACAACCATTATTGATTGTTTTTTATATTGATTATTAAAAAATGTCTTCACACCATATGGGCGTGTTTTCACCTATGTAACCGCCTTTGACGTTAAATTCAAAGTGATCAAGGGCGTCTTCCCATGTCATCTCTTGCTTATCCACCAATATTTGAACACACTTTTTTGCTGAGTAAATAAGTCTCATGCTGTATTCTTCAATTCCAATTACAGCGTCATCAAAACCATCAGGAAGTTCAAAAGTATGCTCAGGAAAGGTCTCAAGAATAAAATCAAGCGTTGTGTAATAATTCATATTGGCTTATTGCTTTAAATATTTGATATACCACTTGAGGAACAACCGCATTACCATATGCCTTTAAACTTTCGTTTCGCCATTTTGGAAAGGCAATACTGTCCAATCTGTCGGAAAACCCATCATCTCTGCTACAAACAGGGGATTCAGTTGGGAACTCTTTCCATTGTGTATGCTCACTAAATGGTTTAATTCGTCTTCCCTTGATTTGCCGTTTTTCCTGGGCTTGTTCGTCCCGGCCTTGCAGTGATGAGCTGTAGGAGTTGGTAGCATTCCAAATTTCATCATTGTAGTCAGATCGTCTATTCTCCCATCCTTGACTCTCTGATGACTGTTCCCTTCTCCCTTTACTCGTGGCGTAGGCAATAATCCATACTCGTTCTCGTTTGTGAGGGGCATTGACTGAACACGCAGGAATAATAAAGGGCGCGACCGAATACCCAATAGACTCCATTTCAGAACAGACTTCGTTGAATACCAATCCGTCATTCCAAGTAGTAAGCCCGCGAACATTTTCTCCCACAACCCAACGCGGGGCAATTTCTTTAATTGCTCTAAGCATCTCAGGCCATAGATGGCGTTCATCTTCTTTACCGAGTCTTTTTCCGGCAGCTGAATATGGTTGACAGGGGAATCCTCCTGTAAGAATGTCAATTGTGTTTGCATATTTCGTAAAGTCTGTTTTTGTTATATCATCAAAACTTTCGGCATTTGGCCAATAGTATTTTAAGATTTTTTGACCAAACTCATTCCATTCGCAGTGAAACTTGTTTTCCCAACCCATCCACTCAGCCGCCAGGTCAAAACCTCCAATTCCGCTAAAAAGTGATCCGTGCGTCATTTTTTCAATTGGTTTACAAATTCCCAAAGTGATTTGATGTCTTGGCAGATAAGTTTACCATTGTCTGTTGCTTCATACTTTTTGCGACCAAAGTCATTCTCATAGCAGAACCAAGTAATCCAATCACAGCCTTCTTTTCCAAAGTAGTGGCTCATCAGCAGCTCTATCACTTTGTTATATCCATCTGAGTGACTGTAAACGTCTACATTGAGCTTGTAGAGACTGTTTTCAGTCTTTGCTTGATAGTCAAGCGTTTGAATCATGTCTTTAAAATCCTTGTACTTCATTGTTCACCTCCGTATGTTTCGTTGTAGTATTGTGATGGTGCATCTTCAAAATGGTCCGCATCGGATTCACCCATGGTGTAAGCCTTCATGATTTGTTCTTTCTCCATTGCTTTGGCGTGACGGATTATTTTTTGAATACGCTCTAATTTTTGGTCTGGAACAAAATCTCCAATTTCAAGTTCTAACAAAAATGCCATTGTTTCAACTGCTGTATCTTTTTTCATTTGTCACCTCCGTATATTGCGTTGTAGTAACTTTCACCTGTTCTTACAGCATTAGTGGCTTCAATAATCTGCTCCTTTTCTAATGCTTTTGCGTTGCTGATGATTAGTTGGATATACAATAGCTTTTCATGCGGTATATAGTGACCAATTTCAGCGTTAAGCTCCATTGCCATCTTTTCTACTGCTGTTCTCTTTCTCATAATCCGGTAAAGTATTTTTGATAATACGTCTCACCATCACACGATACTCCAAAAGAAACATCACTGATCGCAGTTTCATAAGCCTCAACGATATTGCGCTGTTCCACTTCCATTGCATCATCCATTATCTGTTGAAATAGCTTTTCATTTGTAACAATCACCCCGTTATTTCCTTTTGGAATGATTTTGAGCAGCATTTTTACTGCTGATTGTTGTTGTTCACTCATAATCTTCTTTGTATTTGTTTTTTACGAATTTATTATTGTAGTAGACAGCACCTGCATCTACCGGGATAGAGGCATTGAACATGCCGTGATTCTGACCGTCATTGAATGATGTTATTATCGTTTGCTTTTCATGCCTCTGCAAATCAATGGCCAGGTCAATCAAATCATCAAGCAGCTTTTTTTCGCTTACGCTTTTTGTTTGATCCTGAGTTAACGCTAACTTGCATATCAGGTGCTGCATTGGTGTTTTCATCTAAATCGGTGTAAACTTTCTTATAGTATTCACTGCCTTCTATGTCTAAGTTCTCAATTGCTGTGCTAACTCCTGTTTCGTATGCGTGAATTAAAGATAATTTTTCCTCTGTAACCATTTGCTGAATTTCTCTGAATAAATCGCAGTTCAATGAATCAATTTTCTTACCTGCCCGTTCAATGAATTTTTGCATTGCAGTTTTCATCTGTTGTATTTTGATTTAAAATAATCTTCGGGTTTCTGATGTACGTTAAATAATCCATCACGCTTACCATAAAAAAAAGCATCTTCAATCTGCCGCTTTTCTTCCTTTTTCAAATCTTCAATCGCATTTTTAATCATCCTAAGCTGCAAAAAGCAACTTTGTTCCTTGTAATCCTGCATCACTACTTCAAGCATTTCTAAGGATGTTCGCATTTTATTGAGTCTTATGAAGAAGCGAATCAAATTTATGAAAATCTTTTAATTTAGATTCCATTTTTTTCAATTCTCTTTTCATAAACTCTTTTCTGACCAAACCAATCACATGTAGGAAAGCTCCAACTGTTCCGGTAATGTTCAAAAACCATATAAACACATAGACGATAACAGCACCTATAATCGCTGAGATAACTGCTATGATTGATATTGGAATAACCCAAATCAACGCTATCTTTTCTATTCTTTTCATGGGTTCTTATTTAGTACGGAGAGGGTAAATTCCCTCCCCGTACATGGTTGATATATTAGAATGGCAATCCCGTATCTTCGGGTTGCTCGGATTTTACCTTATCTGTTGAAGATAAAAGCTCAATCGTATCTGAGATGATAGAAACAAACAGACGTTTTATACCGTCCTTTTCTACTTCATCCATCTGAATTTTACCTTCCACCAGGACTTTTTGACCTTTCTTCATGTAATCACGAACAAAGATTGCTGTTTTTCCAAAGGAAGTGATGGTGAACCATTGAGGTGGGGCATCTTTCTTAAACTTATCGTTTACTGCAATTCTGAAGTTGCAGATTTCTGTTTTTCCGGCAGTCTTAAATTGTGGTTCAGCACCAACATGGCCGATTAGGATTGCTTTATTCATTTTTGTTTATTTTACCAAGGTTGTTGATCGTTAATGCAAATTCTTTCTCCTTCATAGTAAGCACTGTGAACGAGCGCATCAACTATAAAAGTTTTTTCATTGCCGGAACATTCATTTTCTACTATGAATAGATATGAATGCGTTGATTCATGTACGCTATCAGTCACTATTAAGCCACAATTGCAAAAATCCTCCTCACCATATCCTTGTGGATCATTTGCGCTGCAAGAATACATAAAACTCATCGCATATATTCCAAATAAAAATAAAAAAGTTTTCAATATATTATGGTTTTAGTCTGTGCAAAATCCTGCTTGACACCCACTGCCAGTTCCAAAAAAGAAGTCTGTTTGAAGTCCTAACTTTTTGATTTTATCATAGGATGCCTCTTTTTTCCATTGCAATTTCTTCTTTCCATTTTTGGTTAACTTTTCCTGTTCCATAAACCAATTCATTTTTTCAGGCTCATCTTCAAAGTTTTTTCTGAGCTGTTGAAGCGGTTTATGGAAGCACCCAACACAATTACTGTCAGCAGGGAAAATCAAATCTGTTGTTTGCACCCACCTAATGACGTCAGGATGAATTACTTTATCTTCGATCATTGGATAGGCACATTCTCTCCATTCCACTTCTCCCCATCTATTGCGACCGCTTGGCAATTTGCTAATAACAGTTTTGAAGTGAGTATTCTGATTATTAGCTCGTTCCATCTCATCCCATCTAAAACCAATATTCATCTTCACTTTGCCAAAATTAGAATGACAATATTCAAATATTGGCTTCATCTTCATCATTTGAGTGCAAAAACGAACCATCATATTGGGTAAAATACCGCCCTTATTCCTGATCACTTGCTCGAAAGTATCTCCTGTTACCCAGGTTATCTCCCGGCCAATTACCTGTTCAAGATCTAAAACTGCCTTTAAAGTAAGATCACTTTCAACTGTAGCAATAAACTCAGTATTGATTTTATCACTTACCAATTGAATAATCTTCTTGTCTTTGGGCGAACATCTTTGATCTTCAACTCGCACAAGTGCAAAAACATCGCAATCCGCAGGGTAATGAGCTGCCATGTAACTTGATGTCTTTCCACCACTTATCGAATTTACTGTTTTCATCTTACTTTTTAAAATTTGGTGTACCTACTCTGATTGGCCTGTT